GATGTATCTGAGATTTCGGTGATTCAGAAAGAGCGTCCCGCAACTAGTGTTGCAACTGCTATTGACATTGAAGGCGATCCTTCTGAATCTCCGTCTCCAGTTGCTCCGTCAGAAGGTGGATCGCAACCTGTTGTTGTAGAGCAGGAAGAGATTACCGCTACCGTCAAAAAGACTCGTAAACCAAAAGCCAAGAAAACCGAATGAGTTTTACCAAGAAGTCAGATTGGCTTTACTTCGCTCCGGCAAACTCTGCCGGTGATCCTGCTACCGTTCAGATCTTTGACCAGATTGGCGAAGACTGGTACGGTGGAAGCGGTCTATCTGCAAAGCAGTTTTCCGATGTTCTTAATGAGATTGGCAATGGTCCGCTGCTTGTAGAGATCAACTCTCCCGGTGGTAATGTTTGGGATGGCCTAAGCATTTACAACCAGTTGCGCGGTCGCAAAGCTCCGGTGACCACTCGCGTTGTTGGCATTGCGGCTTCCATTGCGTCAATTATCGCTCTTGCCGGTGATCGCGTAGAGATGGCTGACGCTGCTCTGATGATGATCCACGACCCGTCAGGGATGGCTTCTGGTACGAGCGAGGATATGCGGAAAATGGCTGAGGCTTTGGATCAACACGCTCAAGTGTTGGTTGGAGTGTATGCTAAAAAGACCGGACGCTCTGCCGAGTCGATCCGCGCTGCGATGAAAGCAGAAACTTGGTTTACGACCGCTGAGGCTCTGGCTTTTGGCTTGGTGGACAAACCGATCAAACAGCTTGCGATGGCTGCAAAATGGCATCCTCGCGCTGTCACAAAGACTGCTCCTGAGACGGTCAAGAACAACCTCCGTCGAGGTCTTGAGCAATACGAGGAAGGTCTTGCTGGCGACGGTCTTGAACCCGCTACAGTAGCTGACGCTAAGTCGCTGATTTCTGGCGAAGCTCCTACCGAAGACAAGATCCGCAAAGCTAACGCTTGGTGGGGACGTAACGACCGATTCTTGGAAGCAGAACCTAATACTCCTGCGGACGTAGCGGCTAACCTCTGGGGAGGTGCTGCTGGACGCGATTGGTTCTCTGCTCTTTTCGCTCAACTAGAAGAGCCGTCTGATACCAATACAGACAAAACACTTTCGACTGATGGCGAAAAAACCATCAACGATTCTGGCGTGGACTCCACGCCGCAACCAACACAACAACCCGACACAAATATGTCCGATACTGCTACTACTGTGACGGCTGCGGCTGCTCCTGCCGCTCCCGTTGATCTCACCGCGATTCTTGCGAAGCTTACCGCTTTGGAGGCTTCCATCAAGTCGCCCACCGCCGCTCCTGCTCCTGATCCGGTTCGTCCCGTGATCGAGAACCTCGGCAACCCGCTGCTGGAGAAGCATAAGAGCCTCCGCGCTGGTGCTGAGCGTCGTCGTTTCTTGGTCGAGAACCACAGCGAGCTTCTCCGTCAGCAGAGCATCTTCGCTCCGCAGAACGCGAACTCCTTTACCTCGACGCTTGTCGTGGATTACCTCGCTGACGCGATCATCACCGTTGCCGCTACCAAGTTGGCGATGGTTGACGCTTTCAGCCGCAACGTGGGTCTGGACAACCTCCGTCCGAAAGCCACCGTTCGCGTGAAGAAGTTCACGACCGGCACCGCCGCTCAGGTCAATCCGACCAACTGGGAGACCAACAACGATTCGACGCTTGCTGCCACTTCGGTGACCGTTGACCAGATCAGCAAGAACTTTACCGTCACTCAAGAAGAACTGAATCAGGGTTACGCTCTGGCTGATCTTGCTGCTGGTTCTGCTGATCTGTTCGCTTATGGTATTAGCGACAAGATTACCGCCGTGATGACTGCCGCTAACTACGGTACCGCCGTTACGATTGGAATTGCTGCCAACTTCGACACCAGCGACCTCCCCGCGATTCTCGCTGCTGCCAAGAACTATCGTTCCAAGAACCTCGTTCTGGACGGTGGACACATCGCTCGCTTGTTGTTCTCGTCGGCCTCTAACACCTTCCCCGATGGCCGTCTGTCTTCGCTTGCGAACGGTCGTTTTGGATTCGATGTCATCGCCGAGAACAACCGCTGGACTGGTGCTGAGACCAACACCGCTGGCTTTGTCTGCGGTCCTGACGCTATCGCCATCGCAGCCGGTCTTCCGGTTGGAATGGTTGCCGGTGAGTTCATCGAACAGCGCACGGTTACCACCAACAACGGTCTGTCCTGCTTGCTCTCGGTCTGGTATTCCCGCGCCACACGCTCGCACATGGCTTCTTACGATATCATGTTTGGTGCGGCTGCTGCGGATACTACGCAAGCCGAAGTTCTCATCACCGCCTAATCGGCCAAGTCATGAGAATCGCAACTACCATCTCGGTGGACAAGAACGGCAAAACCAAGCTCGTTTCTGGTCCCGAAGTCGACGCGACACTCCAGCGCGAAGGCTTCAACACCGCGACCGTTCCTGAAGGAGGCAAGCTCATCTTGTGGGTACAAGGAGCCTTAGCACCGAAGATTCGTAAGGGTTAACAAACCAAAACTGGGGAGGCTGTTGGATACGCTGACAGCCTCCCCTTTAACCGAAACACAATTTTATGGCCGTTCAAGCAGACATTTCGACCGAGTATTCAATGGGCCGCGAGGGCTTTGCGCTGGTCACTAGCACCGCCGCTCAGACCGGCAACTGGTCTGGCTTGATTCCAACCGAGCCGACGGTGTTTACTAGCATCACTGGCTACCAGATCTCTGGCACTTGGACATCCAAGACGATCCCTGCTGGCCTACCGCTAGTAGGTAACATCACTGGATTTCAGATTTCATCCGGTTCTGTTGTAGCTTTTAACGCCAGAGCCTAATGATCTCAATCGGAACATCAATCAACAGGACGAGATCCTATAATGGGATCATGCCTGAGCCTCCGATTATGCGGAGGGATGTTCTACAAGAGGACGAGACATTCCTGCTGCAAGAAGATGGAACCAGCAAGCTCGTTATTTCGTATGGCACATTCGACAGCATAGTGCTGGAAGATGGCTCCACATTTTTAACACAAGAAGACTTGGGCAAACTAATCTTAACAGTTTACTGATATGGCAGACGCTAAAATCTCAGCACTAACAAACCTAACGGCAGCCGATGCAATAAATGACATGATCCCGATTGTGGACGTGTCAGATACTCCACCAGCCTCGGGGAATACCAAACGCATCAGCATCAACAATCTGCTCTCATCCTCGCCAACCGCGAGTGGAGCATTGACGGTAACTGGACTCGTCACCGCTGGCTCCGCCGCCATCACCGGCGCGGCTACGGTGGGGACGACGCTGGGCGTGACGGGTAACTCTACGATGACTGGAAGCGTTGGGATTGGCGTTGCACCCGCTCAAAAGTTGACGGTACTTGTTGCTGACGCGGCTCAAGCTGCACAATTTCGAGCGGCATCTGCATACGTTCGATTGCGTCCATACGTCGATGCGACTAACGGAGGTATTCTTGATGCTACAAATACTGGTGAAAGTGCTTACACCAATTTAACAATATTAGCGAATAGCCTTCGGTTGTTCGGAAATAATGCTTCTGGAATAACGGTTGGTACGACTGGCGACGTAACCGTAGGAGCGGGCAACGTAGTGATGGCTACGTCCGGCAAAGGCATCGACTTCTCCGCGACTGCTGGAACCGGAACCTCCGAGCTACTGGCAGATTACGAGGAGGGGACGTTTACGCCGACGCTACAATTCTCGGGACTTAGCGTTGGAGTTACATATACAAATCGAACGGGAATCTATACCAAAGTGGGTCGAATTGTTCATTTTAGCGGACGAATTGATCTTTCCAGCAAAGGAACATCAGTTGGTGATGCTACAATTGCTGGGCTTCCTTTTGCTGCAAATACTGGAGCGGCTTCTGTTGGGTATCAATCTTCAATTGCTCCTTCGGATAAGCAAGCAATTCTAACTATTGACACTTTATCTTTGATTGTTAGATACGCAAGCGGTACTACCACAGCAGCATCTACCGATACAAATTTTAGTAACAGCAGTATTCTTATCTTTGCTGGAACCTACGCCGTCTAAACCTATGCTAACAGAACGCTCTATTTTCTCGCTTTGCGAGGTTCTTCCCAACACGACGCTTCAGGTTCGACTAGCGGACCAGATCGTCGATGGCGAAGCCGTTAAGGCTTCCACCTTCCGCCGCTATTGCTTGCCTCCCGGCTCTGACCTCGCTGGTCAGCCCGAGCAGGTTGTCGCGATTGCCAACGCTGTCTGGACTCCTGCCGCTGTCGCAGCCTACGCCGCCGCTAAAACCCCTAGCCCCACCATCCAATGATCGTACCAGTTGATATTGTCGCAGTGCAGTGCAACCAGAACAACTCGCTGTTCGTCACGACCGGCGTTGATTACGACAGCGACGGCGCGGTTGTCGGGTCTGAGATTACCTCGCAGTACACGCTGAATCCCGGTGACGACCTTACTGGTCAGCCGACCGAGGTTGTCAATATCGCCAATGCGCTGTGGACTCCTGCGGTTGTGGAGGCCTACAAAGCGGCGAATCCGGTGGTTGAAGCCGTCCAGCCTAACGAGTAATGCAAACCGACACTAACAACAGCAGCGGAGTTGGAATCTCTCTAGCGACCGCTGCCGCTGCTGGTGCGGTTTCATTCATCCCGCAGCTAACTCAGTGGTTCCAGCTTGGAGCCGCTGTTTTAGCCTTTATTGCAGCATCAATCGGTCTGTATAAAACCTTCAAAAAATGAACTGGAAAACTACTCTTGCCGGTGTTGGCGCAATCCTCGTCGCTGTCGGTGGTGCGCTCAAAGCATTGTTTGATGGTGACCCTACGACCAACATTGATCTTGCTGCGACCATTGCTGCTGTGACCATTGGCTTCGGTTTGATCGCTGCCAAAGACGCTGACAAAAAGACCGAGTGAATTTCATCGAACAGATCGTAACCGCTTTGCTGAAGTGGTTGACTGGTTTTGTTCAAACACCGCCCACCGTTGAAGACGCAAAACGAGATCCAGACCTCAAAAAGAAGTTGCTGGATCGTATTGCTGAGTCTGATCGCTAGTTGCGGTTGTGGTTCTCGCGTGGTTATGGTGCCTCACGGTGAGCCGGTGAGGCTTGCTGAGAGCGTCAAAGCCAAAGTATGGGTCAAAGGAGCGGACGGTGTATCTGTTCGCTCTAGCAACCGGATAACGCTTCCAGAAGGTTGGTACGCATTGCCCAAAGACTGATATGTCACAACAAGTTATCAATGTCGGATCAACCGCAAACGACAACAACGGTGATACGTTGCGCGGGAGTTGGATCAAAGCGAACGACAACTTTACGGAGTTGTATGGTGCGCTCCCATTGGTTTCTCCAACAGCGTGGACTCCCGCTCTCACAGATTCCGGTGGTGGTCGCACGTTTGCGTTTACTACTAACACGGCTCGCCATACTTCTATTGGTTTTGTCAGCACGTTTACTGTTGATCTGACGATCAATTCCGTTACTGGTAGTGCTACCGGCAACCTTCGATTGACTCTTCCTGATCCGGTTTTGTACGAAGCAGCGTTTTCTGTCTGGCTTGATAACGGGACCAATCAAGCCAAGACCGCTGTTATCGCTAGAGCTATCAATGGCACTAGCTATTGCGAGCTTTCGCACTTTGAAAATGGAGATGCGTCTAGTCTTGCTGGTCATGTTCAAGCAACCTCCCGACTCATTGTTAGTGGTACTTACTTCACTTCGTGAATCTAATCGCAACCAGTCTCCAGTTGGGGATGTCTGTGCTGCAGAGCGCGATGGGAAACCCGTCGTTTTTGTGGCAGGGAGTGCTAGTGCGCTGTCTACCCGCTGCGATTACTGACGCTAACTCGGTTATATCCGGTGGATTCCAAGACAACGTACAAGCGCGAGTGCTGGTCAAGTTCTCCGATTGGCGGCTGGCTGACTCCACGCTTGTCACGGTTGACGCTGCGGTCTGGTCTTGTGACGTTGGCTCCACCGCTGACCGGCTCCTGCAAGAGAGTGGGAGCTTGCTATTGCAAGAGAACACTGACCGATTGCTTCTGACTTTTGGGAAGATGATTCCGGTGGTTGGAAGGCTCCTCACTTACGACGGTCGCCAGATGCGGATT